TACCAAATGGTAATTATCTTGAAAACACAGCGAGTCACTTCGTAGTTATCCTTGGTGATAACCCAACAACAGCGTTGATATCCATGAAAGCTACTCAATTAAAAGTGAGTAGAAAGTGGAACTCAATGATGATGGGTTTGAAGATGCAAGGTAAAAACGGTATGTTCACACCGCCAACATATAGCCACATTTATAAACTAAAAACTGTGCAGCAGTCTAACGACAAGGGCACTTGGTTTGGTTGGGATGTAGCTAGAGTTGGTCCAATCAGTGATCCGGGTATTTACAAAATAGCCAAAGACTTTGGAGCAAATGTTTCAAAGGGTGAGGTTAAAGTAAAACACGGAGAACAAGAATCCAAATCCGATTCACCGTACTAAAGACTTCCATTGGAAGATAGCGGGGCGGGGATGGGAGACTGGATCCGCCCCCACAGAATTATTATGAGTGTTGAGAAATTTAGAAATATATTTAATGGATTGGAAGAAAGATTCGGCTACCACATTATAGATAAAGAAGAAGATGGTAACGGAGAGAAAAGATCAGGGAGATCTTTTACTTCTAACTATGCACATACCGTTGATATGTGGAAAGCACATTACAACGGAGAATCTTTTGAAGTCAAACTGCCAAATAATAAAGTAACTGTGGCAGATAGTTTAGGTATTTGTCCAATAAATAAAAATAGTGAGTGTACGTGGGGTGCTGTAGATTTAGATGATTACAAGCCAGACTACAAAGAACTTTTTAAAAAACTCGAAAGTATAAACGTTCCTATGATACCTTTCAAGTCTAAAAGCGGAGGTATACATGTATATATTTTTCTTGACAAACCAGTAAAAGCTTTACTGTTAAGAGATAAACTTCACAGTATTAAAAATGTTTTTGGTAGTTGTAAACCAGATAAAATATTTCCAGTACAAAAGTATATAGATTTAGACAAAGGTTCTGCAGGTAGTTGGATTAACTTACCTTATTACAAAGCAGAGAAAACAGAAAGATACATGATAAAAGAAAATGGTGAAGCAGCAACAATACAAGAATTTTTTGCAGCGTATGAAAAAAGCAAAGTGTCCTTATCTCAACTTAAAAAATTAAAATCAAACATTGATGAAGGTGATAGTGGTGAGTGGTTTAAAGAAGGTCCTCCTTGTTTACAAACTTTATCTAGGTTTGGTGTAGAAGAGAGACAAAGAAACGAAGTTATGTTAGACATGACTAGATATGTAAAGCTAGCACATGGAGAAAAATGGAAAGAGAAGACAGGTGATTATAACAAAAAGTTTTTTAAACCTCCTCTAAACTACAACGAAGTTAATAAAGTTATAGAATCAAGAGATAAAAAAGATTATCCGTATAGATGTAATCAAGAATGGTTGAAGCCACATTGTAACAGAGAACAATGTATGTTGAGGAAACATGGTGTAGGAGGTGCAGGTGGTAATCTTGATATAGCTTTAGGTCCTCTATCTTACGTAAAGTTTACTCCGAAGACATGGTATCTTGGTTTTAATGGTGAGGTAGTAAAGCTAACTTCAAAAGAATTAGTAAGACAAGATCTAGCAAGAGAACAAGCAACAGAGCAAACAGGTAAGACACCACCGAAAGTTAAGAACTGGGATCTACAAATACGAAATTTGCAAGCGAAGGCTACACCGATAGATGCACCGGAAGAAAGCACGCCAAGTTACATACTAACACAAAGCTTAGATTCTTTCTGTTTTAAAATGCGTAGAACAACTGACAAGAAAAAAATAATCAGAGGTTCTCCATATTACGATAAATCAAAGAAATCTATATACTTTCAGTTTGATGCTTTTTACAAACATTTAAAATTAGCAAACTGGAATATAAGTGAGAACGACACTCACTCAATGTTAAAAGCGATAGATGGTATATCTAGAGACAAGATACATTTAGAGGGTAATGTAAAAAGATGGGTGTACATTGTAAATGAAGAAATTTTTGAGAAAGAAGATGAAATTAAACAGACAGCTGTTGAGTTTCCGGAGCCAGAATATTAATGACAAGAGTATATAAAATTTTAGGTGGACCTGGATGTGGTAAGACCACAGAAATATTAAATATTTTAGGACAGAAGTTTAGAGAAAAACTACATCCTAATCAAGTATTAATGATAGGTTTTGCCAAAGCAACTGTAAAAAATTTAAGAGAAAAATGTATGGATGAACTTAAATTTTCAGAAGAACAGGCAGATGCAATAAAAACTATACATAAATATTGTTTAGATCATTTAACAAATAGAAGTGTTTTTACAAAAGAATTTAAAAGAGATTTCAAGAGTAAATTAAAAATAGATCCTAGTAACTGGAGATTTATTGATGGAGATTTTTCTATTTCAGAAGAAGACTGTGTTGGATGGTCAGAGGTAGAAGATAAAAAACTAGGCACAATATTTAAACTTATAGGTTATGCCAGACATAAATTAATTAATGATACTCAAGAAATGATAAAATTTGCACACGATTCAGATAACTTAAACTTTGCAAGATTAAAAGACTCTGAAATAGAGTGGGTTTATGAAAGTTATTTAAAATATAAAAAAGCAAATACGTTAATTGATTTTGAAGATATGTTGTCTAGAGCTTTACCAGATTCAATAGTTTTTCAAAATTACGACACAGTAATGGTTGATGAAGCTCAAGACTTAACAGACTTAGAGTGGGCTATTATAGATAAGATAGCAAAGAAAAGTAATAATTTATATTTAGTTGGGGATGATGATCAAGCTATATATGGATGGAAAGGTTCAGAAGTTAGTAAGTTTCAGACATGGCCTTGTGATGAAAAGGATGTAAGATTCTTAAAAAAATCTTACAGATTGCCAACAAACATACATCACTTTGTAACTACAGAAATCTTACCAGAAATACACACTAGAATGGGTAATACTTATACTAGCTCAGGAAAAGGTCATGGTAGTATTTATACGTTAAATGATCTTGAAAGATTAAAAGGTATGATACGTCAAAACTCAAGCATAATTTTTTGTGCAAGAACATGGAGTAACTGTAAACCCTTTACACAATTTTTGATGAGAGAAGGTATACAGTGGAAACAGAAAGCAAGAGATACCAGGAATGCAGGATTAGAAACTAGTATTAATGCTAACGACATTATAACTATACATAATTGGCAAAGATTAAGATCAGGAAGAGGGATAAAAGGTAAAGACGTTATACATATGTATGGCCGTTTGATAGATGGTTTATTAGTAGAAGGAAAGAAAACTTATTTAACTAAAAAAGAAACTTGCCCGAAAGAGTTTGCTGATAAAGATAAGCTATTCACTTACAAAGAATTAAAAGATAGATATTACTTATTAGCAGATATAAACAAACCTTGGCATGAAGTTTTTTATTTTGAGACAACTAGAATAAAAGCACCGAATAATAAAGGTGCTTTGTTTGATGACAATGATCACTACAACGAATACGTTAGATTGTGTTGGGAGAAAGATGCCAACTTAGATTCTAACATATTAGTCTCTACTATACATGGTGTAAAAGGTATGGAAAGAGAAGTTGTTATAATAAATTCTGATTGGGGTCCAATGTGTTACAAGGCATTTCAATCTGGAATACCAGCGAAAGAAGATGAAGAAACTAGAGTCTGTTACGTGGGGGCGACTCGAGCAAAACAAAAACTAATAATATACAGGGGACAACAAGAGAAGGGTCACACTGTATATCCATTCCCACTTTTAAACATAGGGAGGATATATGAATACATATAAAAAACAAATAGGAGGATCTCACTACAAGAGAATGGCCTTTCAGCCAAGTGAGTTTATTAACAAGAATAGGTTGCCTTTCGCGGAAGGGTCGGCTATAAAGTACATATGCAGACATTCTGCTAAGGGTGGACAGGAAGATATAAAGAAGGCGATACATTATTTAGAAATGATTCTTGAGAGGGACTATGCAGATACCGATATTTAAGGCACAGACGGAATGGGTATGTCCGGATGAGTTTCCTGATTTATCGAAGTATGATGAGATCGCGATTGACTTAGAAACAAAAGATCCTGATCTAAAAACAAAAGGCACAGCAGCTACAAGAGGTATTGGTGATGTTGTAGGTATAGCTGTCGCTGTATCAAACTGGTCTGGATATTATCCAATAGCACATGAGAATGGTCCTAACTTGGAACGTAAAAAAGTTTTGGGTTGGTTTCAAGATGTTCTTAAAACAGACGCAGATAAAATATTTCATAATGCCATGTATGATGTGATCTGGTTGCGAAGACTAGGGCTCACGGTACACGGAACAATCATAGACACAATGATAATGTCATCCATAGTAGATGAAAACA